TTAATCATCATCCAGCCATGCAGCCTGCCCACCAAGCCTCACAGCTAGATAAGCCGCCCACCGCTTTAGCCACGGCATCCGGTCTTGCTCTGCGACAATCCGTAAAATCGCATCCGCAACCGCCCGTGAACCTTCCCGACTTGCGTACAAAAGGTCATGCAATGTTGCTGCCCGAAAGAAACGCGCATCAGCCCGAGGGATAAACCACCAGAGCGGACGAGGAACAGAGGCGCCATCATAATTAAAACCACCCGGAACAATCACGTCCATGCCTCTTGGTCCGGTGATCTTGTGTGCACACGCAGCCGTAAAAGGATTATCCGGATCTTCAGGCGATACCCAGACCAGCACCGCACCGGGTGGGCGCGATGCTTTAATCTGGGCCATATCGTATTCAGGTGTGAACTCGTACACCTTAGCCATTGTCTTTTCCTGCTGCGTCCCAAGCGGCCCAGGCATCGTCTAGCTTTGCTGAGATTGCTGGCCACTCAGCGCGGATCTCTTCTGGCGTTTTATCACCGTTTTGAACGGCCTTGATTGATTTAAATGCAAACACACCAATTTCAATAAGCGCGTTTACTGTTGCGATTGTTGCCGGGTTCATGATTCAACACCTTTCTTTACCGTCAGAAGGATAAAAGCAGTTTCCTGCAAAGTGGTCAGCGCAGATTGATAATCTGTCACCTCACCAGAACAGAGCTTCACTGTGGATGTCCTCAGGTCAGAAACTGTCTTGATAGTTTCATCTGAAAGCTCCCCGGCTGCTCGATACCCAGATAGGATGCGAACAGTTGAGATAATGCCTTCACAGGTAATCTGTACTTGCTGTTCTGCACTCAGACGATTACCGCCCGGGGTCGTACAAGCGGACACAAAAAAAGCCGCTATAAAAGCGACTGTCATCAGTATGTTTTTCATGGTCAATAACTTCCCTAATAACTCCATGACGCGGGGCGATATGCGTATGGGTGGCCCTCGTCTATGTGAATGAAAGATTTAGCAACCCCAATGCCTTTAAAACGCATGTCGCTAATGGTGATGAGTAGTTCATAACGTCTTGCTTTGAGCGGGATGATATCCGCAGCAAGTCCTGCAGAATGTGCGCCCGGTCGTTTCTTATTCTTCTCGACGGGATGGTTCTTACAGCGAAACCCACTTGTGATCTCCAGAGGGCCGACCTGATTACGAAGCTCTTGCAGCTTTGCCATAAAATCGGGGTTCATATCGGTGCGTCCACAGCCGCACTTACAGGCAAACTCTGAGGCCGAGAAGTTAGGATAATCTAACCAGTTAAGGGGCATCTGTAATACCTCCGTTTAAGGCAGCACGGCGTTCGCTCAGGTTGTGGTTAAGCAGGTCAATGCGTGTTGACAGATTTGAAAAGCCATGCCGGATATCAGAGCGCATTGCTTCAAGCTCTTTCTCTAATCGGGCGACCTCTTTGTTGTGGTCGTCGCGCCTGACATAGTTGTCCTTAATTTCATTGATACGGCTGTACGCTTGCTCAAAATCATCGCGACGGACAAACCCTCGCTCAATGCTATTGATGCGGGTATGTGCCTTGTCAAAATGGGTGCTAATCCATCGAAGCATTAAGAATGTTTGCCCAACAATCCCAACGATCAAGCCACCAATACCAAGAAATAGGTCAAGAAGGTCAACTTCTACAATCATGTCGGTGCTTCCCCTGCGAGAATGGCGTTCTTGCGGGACTCTGTGAGTAGGCCAGCCGCGACAATGGCGTCCATGCCAGAAAGCAAGTCGGGATGATCCAGCCTGATATCGTCGGCCAGTAAAAGCCCATCTTTCCATAAAGACACATCGACATTTTGCATTGCCGCGCCGGATATTTGCCGTCGTTCGTTGTCGGTGAACAGCTTCATAAAATCCCGTTTCGGGAGTGTCTTTGCCGGAAGATCGCCAACCCATTTGGAGCCATCCCACTTTTGAGTGCCATATTCAGGAGGGCCTACTACTTCAATCGCACCCTCTGGTGGCTCTGCGCCAACAAAACCGCCTAGATACTTACCCTCTAAATCTACGAAATATTTAGTGCTCATGCCCAAGCCCTCACGATCAATTTCCAGTATGAATACGTCATTAAGGCTTGTGCGCCTGTCGATTTATTGGTGATGGGGATTCCGCTAGCAAAATTACCGAATTTGACCATGACATTCGTAGCATCAGCGATAATAACCGGTCCGATTGATGCGTCGTAGCTGGTCGTATAAAAAGAGGTGTCGGCCTCATCTCCTACGGCGTATCCATGTTGCGCTGTCTCGCAGACATAATAGGCCTTAAATAACTTTGGCCTCACTGAAAGGCCATGAGCAAGTGTCAGCGAACCCGCCGCTGTCATGGTTTGTTCCGGGCTTTCATAGCTTTCTGTGAAGACACCGCCACTTGGGGGGGCTAACTCAGCAGGATCACCAGAAACATCAAAGCCTAGATACTTTCCAGCCGCTCCACCTGCGAGCTTGCCTAAGGTGACGGCGTTGTCAGCTATTTGCGATGTTCCAACGGTATTGAGCAAGGCAAGCGCACCAAAGCCAGAGGCTAACGGCCCGCGATTTATCCACCCGTCATTAGCCGCATTGCGCTGCCATAGCGTATCCGCATCTGTCTCCGCCCAATACATGAACGGAACTTTTACAGGAGGTTCGTCGTTGCCAGAATTTTGGGTGAGGATAGCCGTTAAAATAGAATTTAGATCAGGCAGGAAATCAGATCCCGTTTGATCATTTATAATCAGATCGTCATGCTGCGCCATCAGGAAACCTCTTCAGCGTAAATGATACATTCGTTTATTGCGATGTTTGTGTTTTCGTCGCCGGACCTGAGCCTCAATTCAAAATCAAAAGCCCTGACGTTATGCTCTGAACCGACTTCTTTTCTCCAATCCGACCACACAGGAGAAACACCGTTCGGATCATCGCTCGTCGTCTTAATCCACAGGTCACATTCAACGTCACCCGTCATACCCCCAACGATAGAGGGCCAGCTTGATATAAAGCCGCGCTTGCTGATTTTATCGCTCTCGTCATACCCGGTAACATCGACCTCAACACGAAGCCGTACTGGTTTGACTGTCGCTAGATCAATACCGGCAGCAAAACGATAGGTGCCGTTTTCTCTAATGCCCCCAAGCGTGTTGAAGGATTCAATTTCAGATATCAGATCAACTTCAGAGATAAGCTGTTGTGACGACAACCTTAAAGAATCGCCACGCAAAACTGTGCCGTCTTTATCGCCTGACCATGTAGGGTGAGCCTGAACATAGGTTAGCGGGCTGTATGCAACTAATCCCGCACCATCTGTCTCGACCTTAGATGTTTCAACGCTTCGTCTGCCTCCTGAATCCTCTACTTTCAAAAGATAGGTTCCAACCCGCAACGGCAGAGCAACAGAGCCAGCAGTTCCGGCAACAGGTTCACCGATTGAAACAGAGTTTTCCCAAAGGGCCTCATCTTTTGACTTAGGTGAGTGCCTAATCAAAACGCGACCACCAAACACCACATCAAGCTCAGTAATTGCTTTCCAAGTGATGTAGGCCAGACCGCCGATCTTTTGCAGATTTACCTCCGTTAGCGGTTGAGGAGGAGCAGTCAATCCGTAGATTTTACCAATAAAATCGGATGCCTCAGACGGTATACCCAAGGCATTACGGGCGATGACGCTTACGTAAATATCACCGCTGTCAACGTCCTGAACCGTTACTTTAGGGTTAGCGTTTCCAGGGATCGTCTTTAGTGATAATCCGTTGATCGAGAAGGCGTACTCGTATTGAAGAGGGTAAGGCCATTCCGTTACAGCTGATTCAAAGATAATTCTTGTTTTTAAGCCGCCACCGGGCGACCTATACAATTCCTCAGAAACGGACGGAATACCCGGTTTAGGGACATCAAACGGCGATGGTAAATTGCTATCCGGCGCAGGATCAACAATTGTTTCTTCACCAGAGTTCCAGTCATAAATCTCTGGTGCAGTTTCGCGCAATACCAAATCAACGCCGAGAACAGGAACACCGTTTTGCCCTTTCTCTGTAACCAGAGTTCGCTTTTCAACAAAGAAGTATTTCTTATCCCAACCATACCGAGGCAAGGTCAGCATTACATTTTTACCCGGCGTAACCCTCATTGCCCTTAGCTTACAAGGGAGATTAGCCGTTACTTGCTGTGCGCCTTTTTCAAGAATGATCTTGGCGACACGCTGACCTTGACAGGGGCAATCGGTAAAGTTCTGATCAAAGTCCTTATAGATAACTTTGCCGTTGTCTCGCGCTTCGTATGCAGCATTACGAATAACCGGATAATCTGCAGGCTGGTGATCGTTATCAGGGCTGATATATTTACCCTTAACTGCGTTGAACAAGTCACGACGGGTTGTCCTTGGGCTAATTTTGATAGCCCCACGTAAATCATCCTCAGTCAACTCAATCGTTGGCGGTTCCCAAACGCTGGGCTGGATATACCACGCCCCACCAGAGGGGATTAAATCACCTGCGCAACAGGTGAGCATGTTTTCAATGACTTCTCTCGGCTTTAGGTTGCTTTCAAAGTCTCCATTAAGCCGATAACGTCGCGTTCCTTTTCTTTTTACTGCCAGACCGCCAGTTCCAGGCGTCGTCATCTGGATAACAGGACCATTTAGCGTACTAGATAGCTTTATTCTCTTATTTGACATTACATAGCAGTGATAATCTGTCTCAGCAGAAAGCGGAGCAGGAAGAGCGCCAGAGCTTGAGACGTGCACCACATCGCCATCACGCAAAGCATGTTTATCGGTGACATGTAGAATTTCTCGAGGCGTGACGGTCATCGCCCCAGAACCGCCAGAGATTTCAATCTTTGCACCATTAAGCGCATCAGCTTCGCTGGCTGCAAAGGCCAGTTTTGTGCCTGACGAGCGGATAACATAATAATCAGTGTCGACGAATAGAGGGTCTGGCAAATCGCCATTACTTGCGACCCTAACCTTATCACCCGTCTCAAGCCCCAAGTCTGAGCCAAGATTAACGTATGACGTTGGGCCAAGATTTTTTTTTACATAAGGCATCAGGTCCAAACCCCACCGCTACCGCTTCCAGAACCGCCGACAGCCCCTTGACTGCCTGGATCAGCAGAACCGCCCCCTTCCCTTGGCTTAGGCGGGGGATTTTCCCAAACAGTTTGAATATTATATTCAAGGGAAAAGCTTGTCTCAGGTGTTGCGACAGCGCGATCATTTCCTTCAATAGCCACGATCTCATCTGACGCATTAGCCCCAGCAATCACGCTATCTTCGGGTAAATTGTGATCATCAACATCAAGGCCGTAGAGCGGGTCTTTTAGATAATCGGCAATACAAAGCTGGGCGTTATCACTCCACAGCGTTAATCCAGTGCGCGGGTCGGTTACTTTTCTCCCCCTGAGTAAGGCTGAGAGGGTCGGTGCGCCGTTGGGGTACTTGTCTTGGTTGTAAGTTAGCTTGGCGACAATATGAGCAATACCCTGCCCTTTATGCTCTTCTGTCCAGTCAGGAAATGCCGCGATAAGTTCTGGGTCGGCTTGCTGCTCTGGCCCGCCAAGATGCTTGTTTATTTTTGCGTATCCAGCATATTTACCGATTGCATTGCCACTTACATCAAGAGGCACAACTTCTTCAGCAAAATACACCTCTCGGATGCTATCTACTTCATGACCGGCAAGGGTCAAAACCATGTAAAGATCGCTACCACTTACATCAACAAACGACAGTGAGCCACCTTTGCGAACCTCACCGTAAACCACTTCACGAGACTGAACTGGCTCTCTGAATGTCAGTATTCGGGATGACCCGAATTGTTTTTGCTTTGGAGCAGACGCCTTTTTACCAAACAGACCATTTGATATAGCGGACAACCCAAAGTTCAGAGCTGCACCTAGTAACGCCTTAGCAATTAATGCACCGATACTGGCTTTAGCTAATGCGCCCGCAGCAACAGTAATTGCAGCAGCAACAAGACCACCCATGCTACAGCCTCCATCCTGCTATAGCCCGAGAAAGCGATATTAGTGACCCGCCCTGCTTTATATCTACAATCAAGATGTGAGATCCGGTAACAACGCCGATGCCTTCGCGGACTGCCGGACAATCAACAAGAGCAATATCCCCGCGCTGTAAAAAAGCTCTGTCAATCGGCTCAGAGCCAAGGCGGTCAGTAACCATATCGCCAAGGTCTTCATATCCTTTATCGCTCAAGAACGCCAAGGCCCCGGACGCCTTATCATATGAACCAGCAACATCGGCTCCGACCTTTTGGCCTGTGGCTCGTTCGACCCAATCAAGGCACATAATCGAGCAATCAGAAGCGCCCCAGACGTGCTTTTTGCCCAGCCAATCGGTTACAAACCGATTTAGCTGGTTAGGCCAATCTTCAAATCTCGTCATTTCCAGATGATTTCTTTGTTTTGTGTCGCGGTGACTTTTTCAAGAAACATATCGCCGGGATAAAGATCTTGCTGGTCTTCGTGGGTATATCGGCGCTCTCTTGGCCTATCTAAATCAATAAGGATCGTTTCGGCCTGTATCGTGATTGAACCAGTATCGCCATTGTCTTCAATGGTCGCCGTGTCCATGCGCCCGTCAGAAATTAGATAAGGATCACCAGCCAGTTGCCCATTCTCGTCAAGGACGCCCAGCCATAGCCGCGAACGTCGGCCTTGATAGTTTTCGGTCAACACAATACCCAAATACTCGGACGGGATGCCGTTTAGCCGGTATGCTTGGGTGTTTGCCCTTAAATCATTGCCATCTTGCGGGTTTGAGATTTCCCCGAGATTGCCGAGGCCAGTAAAAGTTTTACCCGACCAAGTAAGATCGCCAAGGCCTGAAAAGACACGAACAGGCGTAGGATCAAAATCAAACTCAGCAAGGATAATCGGCGCGAAAACATCATTACCCTCAATGTATGAGAATGTATCTTCGACGCTCATGGCACCACTTCCAGACACTTAACTGATATTTCATGGTGGCCTATCTGATTAGATTGCCAGGCCATAGTATTTGGAGCCAACCTCCAAAGCCCAATAGCCCCTGAAGTTATAATAGGATCGTTGTCAGCGCGTCCGGTTCTGATCAAAGGCCAAATACCAACCGTCGCTTTTCCATCCCCATCAGCATCAACGCCCTCAACAACACGGTGTAGCCGTGCGCTTAGGCCACTTCCGATTTGAAAAACATCACCTCTTAACAGGTTGCCCGTTGAATTTGGCGTAAATCCCTTAATGCTGATTTCCCTTGCCCCAATATCGTGATTACCATCAAGCACAGGCGTTCCAGTGGGAGTGCCAAGTGGTTCCGTTGCATCAGGATCGCCCATCAAAAAAGTGCCTTCTGAGCCGTTCAGCCCAAGCATAAAGCCTTGCCAATCCGCCGCATGACTTCTCAGCATCGGCGGCAAATCAAATTCAGCACTCCATTGCTGGCCCTGACTAACTTGCACCTCTTGAGAGTACGTAAAGGGCGATACATTCATACCGACAGCCGTTAAAGGCTTCATATTAAAGTTACGAATACCGGGTGTTGTCGGGAGGGTTGACGGGTAAGTGACCATTAACCACCCCCAAGATATGAGCTGCCACTACGATAACTCTCTTCACGCACTTGCTGCACAGCGCCTTCAATGATGACCGGTTCACGCTCATCAAGGGCTTGCTTGATCTTCTGCTCAACACCAACTTCTGCGCCCCTGGCATCAATATTATAAACCACGCTGCTGTTAGAGCTTGATCTGTTGCTATTGTTGATTGTCTGCATGGATTTCGAAATATCGGGAACGCGCGGCACAGAACCGCCTACAAAGCCACCGTCAGCAAAGGCTGGTAAGCTTCCAGAGTTGATCGCCTCAAGCAAAGGTAAATTTTTGGAAGTTGCGGCAGCATTAACAATAAACTCGTTGTTACTGACTTTTGCCAGAAGAGAATCAGAACGGGGGCCACCCGGACCTCTAATTCTGCCGCCATCAGCAAAGCCGGGAATTAACTTAGCAAGCCCAGAACCAATGCCGCCTAGCAGACCACCTAAGAGACCTGCCCCGCCACCGCCAGAGCCGCCAGAGCTAGACAGAACATCCTCAAGCTTCAAACTTTCAGCAAGTATCTGCCCCAGCACATCAAGAGCAACCTTACCCAATGCGTCCCAGCCATCAGCCGCAGCGGATAATGAACGCCCTATGCCGTTTTCAAGGATATCGGCAAGCTCTTGCTCTGATTGCTTTTGTCGCTCAACAGCTTCTTCGCGTTTTTTGAATGTCTCTTCTGCTTTGTCGAGTTCTTCGGAGTGCCGCTCGTAAGCTTCTATCAGGCGATTGATTTGCTCTTCTTCAAGCCCCAGAGCTTCTAGGCGTTCACGGATTGCTTCGGAACCTTGCTCAATCTCACGGGCTTGTTGGTATGCTTCGTAAGCTTCTTTGCCTTGGAGAAGCGCCTGAACTTCGCGCTCGATATTGGCTATTTCCTGCTCAACATCTTTTACGGCTTTGTTTTGCTGCTCAAGTTCGGCGTCTGCCTCTTTTTTATCCTTCTTGGCCTTCTCTAGATTTTCCTGTTTTTTTGTTAAATCAAAGACGGCATTTGCTACGTTGATTATTGAGTTAGCCGACTCATGATTAATGTCTATGCCTGCTTCATTAAGCTGGTTGTATAGAAACTGCTGCCTTTCATTTCGCCCAAGCTGCTCAAACTGAAACTGCAAAGCTTCTGTTTTTCGCTTGATCGCTTCGGCTTCTCTCAATTCTTCTTTTGACGGGGGTTTCTCTTTTTTTGGTGTGTATCCAATGGCCTGATTTTCAATATCACCAAGGCCGTAACTTAGACTTGAAGATAACTTCTCAAGCTCATCATTAACCCGGCTCAAATCATCCTTTAAGGTTTGCAGGGCGCCGTTGTCTGTATCGGAAAGTGCTGACAGATCGAACCGAGAGGCCCTTTCCTCCATCTGCTCGATCAACTGAATTAATTCATCCCGCTCTGATCTGAGGCTATCAATCTCGAAAGACGCCCTTATCTCAATAGGGGTTGCCGATATCTCGCCTTTTGCCGCACTGATTAACTTCTTAAGATATTCTAGTCCCCTTGTTGCAGCTTTTAGAGATTCAGCAGAATTAGGTAAAAAACTTAATTCATTAAGCCTATTGATTTCATTTCCGACCAACTCCGCTCGCCGCTGTAAAGCTTCTAAAGAAAGCTCGTGATCATCAAGAGATGCAATTTCAACCCCAGATGCAAACCTACCGACAATATCAGAAAATACAGACGAGGCCCCCGTCGCCTTGTCCATCGTAGAAATCAGGCGTAAGAAGGCGTTATCAAGCTGAGTTAATGCCTCAGCCCCAGTCTTCTCGATCTTTTCGAATTCTTCTTGCAAAGCTTGGGATTGAGTTGATAGGGCGTTTACGATCTTATCCGCTGTCAGTGTCCCCTCTGCGCCAAGTGCGCGAAGCTCACCAACAGAAACACCCAAACCATCAGCAAGAGCTTTTGCCAGCCTTGGAGCATTTTCAAGGATAGAACGTAGCTCGTCACCTTGTAGCCTGTCAGACTGCAAAGCTTGCCCGAATTGCTGGACCGCCGCAGCCGCTTCCTGCACACCACCGCCAGATATTCGGCTTGCCTGATTTACAATCGTCGTCAACTCAATCAATTTCGATTGAGAGAGGTTTAACTCTTCGGTGCTTCTGGCGACCCGTGAATAAAGATCAGCGGTGCTTTCAAAGCTGGACCGTGTATTCTGAGCAACCGAGAATAAGCTATTTTGTGTGGCTGTGAGTTCAGCAGTGCCATTTGTGACAAGTTTTAGTCTGTTTTCCGTCTGCTTCCACGCTTCTGCATAGCGATAGATTTGCTGGATAGATAAAGCCCCTGCAACTGCACCTAAAGCGGGGACAACAGCACCAGACAAAACGCGACCCAAGCCAGCAAACTGGCTATTCGTCCGCGAAACGGTCTGGTCCATCTTGCGAGTGAACTTCTCACCTGACTGTTCAGCTTTTTTAAGCTCACGACGCATCCCTTCGGTCTTAGCCTCGATCTGCCAGATGAGCCGTTCAATTTCACTCATATCACTTTTGCTCGTTCAAGTTTTGCGCGGAATTGCGAGAAGTCTTCTTCACTCTCTGACTTCTCGTCAGGCGAGTTTGCTTTGTCTCTTTGTTCGAGTGAGGCAAAAAACTCGTGTGGTGTTGATTTCCAGAAGGTTTGCGGCATCCAACCAAGAAGGCCGGAAGCTATGCCCAGATAGCGACGAAAAGGGATTAGGTCTAACTCTTCGCCGCCTTCACGTTTCCCTCAGCACTCTTTTTTTGCCCGCCAGTAATAGCGTGATCAAAGAAGGCCCGAACAGGCGTTTGAATGCCCTCAGAGAGAACCCCAGAAGCCACAACCATCGGGCCAACTGCACCAAAGGTTGCTGGCTCACCCGCAGCATTAAGCCCATGGGTAATGATCGAAGTAATCTCTGTTAACGTGAAGTCACTCGCGTAAACTTTACGGGCCAGAGCAACAATACCCATGCCCGTTTCCGCTTCGATCTTACAAAGGCACTCAAAGGACGGGACAAGCTTATACTTGTTGCCGTTCAGAGTTATCGGAACTTCGCCGCGAGCATAATTAGGCATCTGTTTTAACCAAAGCGCCTGCATTTTGTAAGTTTAGACTGTAAACCGCCGCCCCATTATCATCTCCGCTGATATCAAGGCTTGTAATCGAAAATGCACCCGCCCACTTATCGCCAGCGGTATTCACAATAAGTTCGCAATTAATGGTCCCGCGAGCACCAAAAACAGTTTCAAGTCGTTTGATACCAGCAGTATCAGGCCACTCAGCTGTACCAGAACAAGTCACAGTGCCATTATTAAGACCTGCGAGAGTTCTTCCCCATCCGCCAGTTGTTTTGTTGCTGGTATCAACAGGGCTTGATGTTAGATTGAGTTGGGTACTTTTTTGACCAGCAAGCTCAGTAAACACCTCTGGATCAGCCCCATCACCAATTTTTAACAGTACATTAATGCCACTTTCAGCCATTTTCCTTACTCCATAAAAAAAGCCGCTCAAAAGCGGCTGGAATTAACCTTGAACAAAAATCCTAAATCGCTGCACACCGTGGTAAGTATGCCCGTCAGGCTCTCGGATCGTATCGCCAAACACCCACCGGATTTCACGAACATCAAACCCCGTAACAATTAAGGGCTGGTTGTGTAGGGCGTTGTATATCTGCGCCCCAAGCTCTTTAACCTCTTTGCGGCCTGCATAGTCTGACCATGCGTGTATAGTCAGCGTGATTTGCTGACCTTCATCCGTTTTTGTGCTGTCATCCGATGCGGTATCATCGCCAATCGTCACATAAGGTGCCGTCGCATCTTCTGGCACGTTGTCATAGACGCTCACTGATAAATCAGCGCTCAGCTTGGCATAAACAGCCTTCTGGACCTCCCATGACGCATCAGCCATTACGAACCATCCTCTTAACAGCTTTATTTACAGCATCACCGACCCGCCGACGGTTTTCTTTACGATTAATCTCTGCGGCTGGCGTCATAAATGGGCTTGCTGGTGTACCAGGGTGAAAACCACCACTGCCAACTCTTCGCCCAGTGCCACTGCCTTTTCTTTTCTTCACTGAAATAGTGTTGTCTCTGCGTTTTAAGCTGTGTGGCTTTGTGCCGTACTCAACCCACGCAGGTTCGTAATCAACATCGTTTCGTTTAAGCTGTGATTTCGTCCGAAACCCCATCACAACTTTAAAGCCGTTGGATTGAATGCCTATAGCCTGTTTATCAGCAAGTGCACGCTTCAATTCAGGGTAAGGTGCGTATTTGATCGCTGAAAATTGTACAGCATATGCAGCCTCAAGCATTTCGCCTTTAACTTCTTTTGTAATTTCCTCCGGCGCACGTTGCAGCAAACGACGGAACCTTGCAGCCTGTCGCCGGTTGTTCGCCTTTGCACTCATGCCGACACGCCAAGTTCAGCGTTAAATGTTAAAAACTGTTGGCTACTGTCACCTTCGAGAATTTCCCGAATATTCAGGGTTTTTGTTCCCCAAACCACGCGCCAAGATGATGATATGTCACGGCTGCGAATTGTTATTCGATATAGAGTTGTACCTGTTTCTTTGTTTGCAATAATCTGCTCTCGACCAGACAGCGGCTTCACATTGGCCCAAACTTTAGCAACCTCGTTCCACGTTTCAACCTGACCGCCACCACCATCACCAGCGAGTGACAATTCTTGCAGCGAAATCCGCTCACGAAGCTTCCCTATCCTCATGCCAGTTCCCAAACGCGATAAGGTGTCAGCAACGCATCAACTGATTGCGGTATTTCAGAAACAATATTACCAATATTTACCGTTCCACGATTTTCAAAGTAGTGCGTAACCAGAAGCAAAATGCCGTGCTTTATGTCGTCTGGCACTGCATCAACATCACCATAGCCAGCGGTGTACGCAATACGAATGCGGTTAAGGCTCGAGCTATCATCAAGAACAGGCCATGACTGATTAGGAGCCAGTTTCACATAAGCCTGTCCGAACCGTTCACCAACCTCATAAACAGAAGGCGCAAGGGTCTGTTCAACGCCGTCAAGATCGTCGTATTTGATAGAAGAAACTTCACCAATAGGCGGCATTTTCAACCAGATACAATTCATCCAGCAATCAAGCGTTGCTGTATAGATTCTAGTCACCAACGCACGCCCAAGCGATGTTTCCACATGAGCAACAGCCGCCTTGATATGAGCACCGATAAGGGCATCGGCGTCTGTGGTGCCTTCCATGAATAACTGCCGCTTGGCGTCATCCAGAGAAACAGGCGTATCCGCTGCTGGGGTGGTTACGGTGAGGTTCATGGTTATTTTTTAACCGCTCCGACACTAATCGCAGCATCCAGCAGATCTTTAGGGCAGTCATCGCCCTTTGCAAAATCCGTAGGATATGGATTGCCACCCGTAGCACCCTTGAAAGCCTTTTCGAACTTCTTTCCGCTTTTTTCTGATTTAAAGCGGCTGTCTTCGGCTTTCTTTTCTGTTTCTTTTTTAGTGTTACTCATAATTATCACCTATAGAAAAGGGGCGCAGACTGATCCACGCCCCATGATTAAAATAAAGCCAATTAAGCCGCGATTTTGTGGTAACGCATCCACTCAGGGTTCCACAGGCCTCCGCCTACACGCTTGGTTGTGTAGAACATGGTGTATGGCTTGTTGGTGTATGGATCGCGAAGCAGGCGAACTCCCCGGCGATCAAAGATGCGGTATGTCTGCTTCATATCGCCGTAAAGCACTGGAATTGCGTTAGCCGCAATGTCCGGCAATCCAGACAGTTCTCGCATAGCTTGTCCAGCCACAGTCTGTGGGCGGTCAGCAGCGTATGACGGTTGCCATAGGTAGTTGTTATCACCATCCTTAAGCTTACGGATCTCAGCGATTGTATTTCTGTTCGCAAAATAACCTGTATCACCCGAGGTTCGCCGGGTTGAAATTGCGTATTTTAAAGAAATCAAACCATCAGCAGTGATCAGTGAAGCGTGACCAGAGTTAATCTCAGCAATAGGGCCAAGAGGATGTCGATCAGCAGCAGCCAAAGCGCCTTCAATGGTTGAGGTATATTGTGTTATGCCTTTTGGCTTCTTAACCCCATCACCGCTTACAAACGCAATGCCTTCTTGCGTCGCAAATTCATCATTAATTTCACTTGATATCCATGCGGCAATATCAGTTTCTGAATCTTCAAGAACATAATCTGTTGCTGCTGGATTAGCGTAAACTTCCCCGAAAGAAAATTCGTATTCCGCAAATGCAGAGCCGTCAGTCCCAGTTCTATCGTCAGTCTCCCCGACCCATCCAGAAGATGTGCCGCGTAAATTATAAAGATGCTTGAAACCCGCCCCTGTAACAGGGACCGCGGCTGCATACATACGCATTTCAGAAGCGTCTTTAAGCTTGTCGGTAATTTGACGATCCCATTCGACAGGTGCCGTTAGCCCTCGCTCCACATCATTTGTAGCTGCGAGAGGGGCCATAACGCCACCGGGGCGATTAGCTGCTTTTAGTTCTTTTTCAAGGGCCTCACCACCATTACGGAACCAGTCATTGAATTTTTCATTATACGCCTTTACTTCTGGCGCGACTTCTTCTTGATCTCGTACAGGATCAAACTGCAAAGCCGCCATTTTCTTGGCGTTTTCGTCAACAGTCGCTTGTAGCTCGTTTAGAGCCGAATTAATGCGATCAAGCTTTTCTGTGTCGATCACATCAGCAACGCCTTTTTTAACTTCGGCTTTGATGATCTCTTCGTTTGTGGCCTTAAATTCAGCAAAGGCTTTTTGAACTGCCTCTACAGCAGCTTTAGGGTCAGTGGCATCTGCGCGCACAGCCATAAAGCCACGCGGTCCGCGTGTTTTATCTAGCGTCTTCATGATATTTTCCTATGGTTATCTGATAGAATTAGCCAAGTTCATTAGGCTTAAGGTCATATCGTCAGCGCAGGGCGTAACGGTTACAGTAGCGCCGGGCTTACTGCCTTTGACGTCGCCCAGAAGCGCACGGCGTTCTGATCTGGTCATGTCTGGTTTATGCGCTCGAAGCGCGTTATCTAATTTGATCGAGGCTCTAATTGCTTTTGTGTCTAAGGCTTGTTTTTCGTCTTTTTCGATTTGATCGCTTTCAAGTAAAGACGTAGCAAGACCAGCTTCAACAGCCTCCTTGCCATTAAAATATGTCTCGTTATCCATCCACTCGGACGTTACCTCAACACTCTCGCCTGAACGCTTTGCGTAAAGCTCTGCCATCGCGGTATCAAAAGGCTCCAAGGTGTCAGCGGCCCCTCTTAAATCGTGGCGATTACCAACAAAAACCGACCAAGCATTATGGATCATTAAAAATCCACTTTCGCTTATCTCAATATCATCGCCGGCCATTGCAATCACAGAAGCAGCAGAGGCCGCAATCCCAAGAATTTTAACCGTTACCCGCCCTTTGTGTTCGCGCAGCATGTTATAGATCGTGATACCTTCAAAGAAGTCGCCACCTGGGGAGTTTAGCTCAACAGTAATGTCCTGTTCACCGATACTACGAAGAGCTGCGCTAATCCGCTTTGCTGTTACGCCCCCATCAGAAAAAGGATCGTCACCGATCACATCAAGCATTGTGATTGTTGTGTTGTCGCTATCAGCCGCTTTTACAGCAGGGTCCCAACCATCTATGGCCTCGTCTTTCATAATCCAGCCGCGAACAATAGTGCTGTCAAACGCCTTGATTTCGGGAAGATTTTTAAGACTCATTTTCTTTATCTCCGTTCTGCTTTCCCGCAGTATTCGGCGGCTCATAAAACTTATCACCGCCCTCTCTTGGGGGTAGTCCTTCAGAGCGCCGCACTTCGTTAGGGTTTCGATAGCCCCACTGTAAGGATTTTGCGTTTGCTTCTGACCGCGCCGCTATGTCACCGCGCAACAGTTTTGAAGAATCAACCTCAGCAACCAGATCCATACTGTCAGACAACAAATCTCTCTCTGTCGCTCCGGTCCATGTCTCGAACCAATCATTAAGAGTGTAATTCACAAACCCCATTGACTGCTGTTCAATACCGGAACCCCATGAAGTAGATGTTTCGGTGAAACCAATCATGTGAGGAGGGACGCCAAAGAACATGGCAATTTCAATTACAGAAAACTTTTTATTTTCAACAAACTCGGCATCTTCAAAGGTCATACCGAGAGGTTTGTACTTCATATCCTCTTCGAGAATGAGGGTTTTACCTGCATTCTTTGAGCCTCGATATTTATCTAAACCATCACGCAACCGACCTTGTGCGTCTGGCCCCATTGATTTCGGATGCTCAAGAACTGCGCCTAAGTTTGTTCCGTTTTTAAATGCTGACGAACCATGTTCTGAAGCAGCCCTTGAGAAGCCGATAGCTTCTCTCGCAAACTGAATGACAGATAATCCCTTAACTCCGTCTAGAGACATGCCTCGCAGATGAAAAACATCATCCTGATCGAATTCAACCTTAGTTCCATCCCGACGCGTATACGTGTATTTAAGCGAAAGGTCGTTTTCTTGCCTTACTTCCGTCTGGCTGGGAGGCATTGGAATTAAAGAAACAACCCTACTTCCAGAGCGCACTTTATACGCGTAACCATTGCCACGAAGTAAAACACACATTTGTAGATATTTTCTGAACTCCTGTGCAGTCTGCCAGTCATTCGGCTTTCGGTTTATAAGAACAGAAATAGGATTACGAAAATCGACCTCTAATGTCTGCTCATCCTTAATGCGAATTGGGACAGTCCCAATAACACCGCACAAAATATTAACGCACCGAAAAACAGTAGATACCTGTAAACTTTCAGACTCTCCCACAGCCAAGCCAGAAGCGGTTTGTGTGCCTGAGCGCATAAAATCAGCAAGCTCTTGCGAAGACGTCACATTACTTAAGTCAAACGTCTGGCCCATTGCTTGAGGCGTGTTTTCTTCTTTGGCTGGAACTTGACCGCCCCGGAACCAATCTCTAAAACCCATTTTGCCTCACATCACAAGCAAGCCGCGCTCTTCATACACAGAGTCAGCACTATTCAGTTGACCAGCTTTTGCTGCACCAATTCCCATAGCCAAAGCCACAGCACCATCAATCCGGCCTGTTGCTTTACGCTTATCAAAAACCTTATTTCCCACGCCGCTCGGATCTTCACGAGCAACCACAGACGCCACATTCCAACGCAGCACCGGATTAATAGGCGTTACAAAACGCTCTTCAATGATTGCGTTTTCAAATTCCTCAATAGATCCCGGCATCCAGAGCGGGTTTTCTTTAGGCTTCCCATGTTCATCAAGAATATGATCGCCTCTAGCATCCTTAAGCGCCCCGCCACGTCTGAACCCTTGCGGGTGTTCAATCATTGGCGGCTCAATGCCTAAGTCTGCAAAATCATCCTCAAGCTCTTTAAATCTGTATCGATCATAAGCAACCGACTGCAGGTCGAAATCTTCCATAATCTCGCCAAGCCTTGCCCCTATAGACTCAAGCTTGACAATTTTACCGTCTGTAGCGTTCAAATGACCTTCATCAACCCATTGCGGATAAGGCACCCGGTCTTGATCTGCCCGATGCTTCATCGTCGCGCCCGGTGTCCAGAACTCAACAAAGCAGTGATATTCATCTTCAGCAGCAAAGACCAAAGCCAAAGCCGTTAAATCCTTGGAGTAGGACAAATCCAATCCGGCATAACATGGCTTCCCGATATAATCAGAAAGCTGCACATCCTTTTCGCAAGCGTCCCAAGATTGCTTTGACAGCCAAGCACTTTCTGCGTCAGTCCATCGGCAAAAGTTTAGCCGTAAAACCGTGTTTTGTTTCCCTGGCATCGCCCTTGCGGCTGCGACCTGAGAACGCAGATAATCCTCTTTGATCGTAATCCCTAAAGTGGGGTTAGCTTTGGCCCAGCAGCTTTCGTCAGTGAACGGATCATCATCATCATCAAGCGCGGCAATGTAGGTGAAGAAATCGTCATCGATCACATCACCTTTGCAAACTCTTGCGCCGTGTTCGTGTTGCTCCCAGCAAACTGTTGTCCGGTCTGAACCACTATTTGTAATCAAAAATAGCAACGGCTGTTCGCGGCCCTTAAAACCAGCCTCAAGCATCTCTAAACAGGTTCTGTCTTTGTGCTCGTGAAGCTCGTCAACCAAAGCACAATAAGGTCGCGGTCCTGATTGCCCGTTATCGTTCGATATTGCCTTAAAAAAAGATTCCGTTGGTAAGTGCGATAACTGCCAGACCGGATTGCCGCCAGATCTAGTCAATTTCTCATTCAATACGGATGAAGCATTAACCATCGAGACAGCATCTCGAAACAAGATCATCGCTTGATCTTTTTTAGTTGCCGCCGCGTAAATCTCCGCACGCTTCTCTTTATCTGCGGTCATCATGTAAAGGCCGATCCCAGCAGCCAGTGGCGACTTACCTGAACCTTTGCCCGTTTCTACATAGGCCGTTCTAAATCTTCGGTTACCGTTATCCTTCTTCCAACCAAACAGCGACCCAACAACAAAAGCTTGCCAGTCAGCCAAGGCAAAAGGAACAACTTCACCCTCTCGCAGATCAAGAACTGTCAGAACGACTTTAAAATACTCAATAACTCTCGCAGCCGCGTCATGATCAAACCACAGGCCGCGTTTATATCCGTTTTCCAAATCGTCCAAGTGACGCTTACAAGCACCTCGAACGTGTGGACCAGCAGGGGTATCTCCATCAACAACACCCTGTGCGTATGCAGTTGCCCGATCAGTTAAAGAACTTAGCTGCCGGATCTTCTTTTTCGCCATTAGGAATTGTTATCTTTGTAATATCTGAGGGAGACCCGCCCATCGAAGAAATACACATACGAAGCTGAGCTAAAGCAGATATGTTCAACTCCTCCCCGTCGATCATTGCTCCTCTCAATTTGCAAGCAATCTCCAGTAAGCAACGGTCTGATTCCTTGAGCCATGGAAACTCTCTTTTAAAGCCCTCCCAAACTCCAGCCTCAGTCTCATTCATAAATGAAGAAGGCCCACCTAGACCTTTTAGTCCTGGCGGTTCGGATCTGGCGGAATACCTACCTTTATTCTTTTGATCCTGACCTGTAGCTCTCGCTTTATCGAGTGGTGTTCTTGGTCGAGGCATAACCTTGAATGTCCAAATTTTTGAATTGTGGCGTTGAAAACGTAACTCCCCTCGGCGGTCCCTTACCCAAGACCCCTAGACTTTTACCCCTCCCCCCCTATAGGAAGGCTCAGGATAAACAACTACAATGATCAATGAGGGATGGAAGCACTATAAGAACTCAAGCGCATCAGTGAGCTTTAAAATCGCTTACTTTTATTAAACGGATGCGACCCATCAACGGGCCAACCGTCCGAACCTATCTCGTTAGAGTAACCGCGCTTCTCATCGGCTTGCTTCGTGCTGTTGTGACATGGGCTGCACAATGCCTGATGATTGTCAGTATCCCAGAATAACTTGTTGCAACCTTTGTGCGGCTCAATGTGATCCACCACGTTCGCACTGGCGATGATACCCTTGGCCTTACACTTCACACACAGCGGATTAGCAGCTAAGAACTCCTTGCGATACTTACGCCAGCGGTTGTCATAACCACGCTCCCGTGAACTACCGCGCTTGCGGTCTATCTCTTTCCAGTTTCTTGTCACAATTACCACAACCCAAAGTGATGTTATATAAAATTAATACTATCTTTAATTAAAATACATCTCTACTTTGGTATGGTTGAAACAACTTAACATAGAAAATAGGGAGCAATAAAATGACTGACAAGAAAGATCCTATTGTTGAAGGCTACATTGTAATTGCGCTAACCGTCCCCGGTCCTGATGGTGATAGAAAATGCTCAGTAGTTAAAGAAGACTCTGTGATTATCGCCACTTATAATCAAGTATATGGGCCAGATACCGAAGCCAATTGCAATACATGGATGGCAAAAAATTGCTTTGGTCACCTAGCCAAATCATAATCTAATAAAATCGCCCCAACTTAGTACTTATCTGGGGCGATTGCCTCATAATCCCCAACGTAAAAAGCCCCACCGAGAGGCAGGGCTTTGGTCGCACGTTTTAGAAACTATCTAAAATGTATCACTCAGCCCCGAACCTGTCAACAGAGCATGAACATAAAGAGATTAAAGAGGGAACAACTAGAAATAGTCTTTAAGCATCGGAGATACAGCAACTAGCGTTAAATCATCCTCGTTATACCAAGCTTCCTCTTTGAAGTCCCGAAAGCAAAGAGCATAAATTTTTCTTTGATGATCTGCATTACTGCTTTCGCGGTCCTTAGATGGATCTTTGTACTCACAGCTTGCGCCAAGAAATCCGTTCTCCTTTACTCGCGCAACCTCACCTTCTCTGCGCCCGCCGGAAACGACACGGACAATATCGCCACATTTAAACTTAGGGGAGTAGTCCCGATCCATCATTTAAGCATCCCCCGAAGATACTCTTGACCAGCTAACGTCATAATATAACCACCCTTACCATCAGCCCCAGACAACAATTCCTCAATCGGTTCTAAAATATCCATCACGCCCTCGGCATCCCATAGTGATCCGCTAAAAAATCCAATGACAAAGACAGCCCATACATACCGCCGTCACGCCCTCGCCCTACCCGTTTAGTATGCTCTGCAACTTTAACCTCATGCAAGCACACATCAACAATCAACGACTGCGCCGAGTACGGCAACGACTTCAATGCAGCCGCAAAACTACTCCAACACAACGCCTGATGCTCTGACATTTCCCGCTTTGCTCCACCACCATCAACACGCACAGTCATGCCCACGACTTGCACAGGTGATCGCCCTGCACTGTACCACGTCTGATACAGCCTATCACCAGCCTCCCATTGACGCTGTGTGATGTTCCCCCGCACTCTGTACCGATCTATCAACCGCTGATCTGTGACACGGTGCGCGAACACTCCGGCTTGCTCTGTGAGAATACCGCTCTCGATAACGCGGCCCTGTTTGCGTTGCCACTTGATGAGGCGATCTTCGCCTGCTTTGGTCATTGAGCAGCCCTCCAACGCTTCACATAAGCTTGCTTTGCTGGAATGCCGTTATGTGTTGGCTCTGCCCTTGTCCATAGAGCGTATTCGTCAACAGGGATAAATGAATACGTCGTCACAACCTCATCATTGTGTTTCCACGCAATAGGGTCCGGCACAAATACACACCGCCCGACTGTGCCGAAATGCGTCTCTATCCAGACTTCCTGATCAATCTCAGGCAATTTGTCTTCTAGTGAATGCCAGTCACTAAGGACGAAGATGATTTTATCTGCTAGTTTGAGCAAGACGCCCAGAGTAAAATGAATCATCTTATGGCCCTCCAATACTTCACACATGTTGTTGGGATGCCACCGACATGGCTGGGCTTTTCAGGATTGTAGTACTCAACCGGGACAAAGGTAAATCCTTTGAAATATCTATGCGGATTTATGATGCTAATAGAGGGGACCTCAACGGCATAAACGCACCGCTTTACGTCACGACCAGATGTTGAAATATACACTTCCTGCCCAACATCAGGCATCTTATATTCTGGCGAATGCCAGCCGAATAGGCGGTTAATCCATCTAATCATTCACCCCTCCGCTTTCATCAATTCGCCAAAGCTGTGCATACCTGGCTTAACTTGCTTCGTCGGCGATAACAGCTTTTGAACTTCTCTCAAGATTGATTTCCTCACCAACACCATCGGAGACAATATCCGCTCCAAATCGCTCCACGTCGGGAACCATTCGTTGCTTCCTGCCAGCTTCAAAGCATGGATGACACAATCAGCGGGGTAGGCTTGAAGCTCTTCGGCGTAAACCTCAAGCTGCATACGCAAGTCTTCGTCGCTCATGTTCTTGTTGGCAGTCTTCGCTTTGAGCCTCACCAGTTCCCGAACCACCTCAGTTCTTGGCAGTGGTGCAATTGAAAGCTTCAGCGTTTTCTCAGCCATCAATAACTCGTCCTCGCTCGGCTTCTGACCGAATATCACTCCGTCGATGACCGTCCGAGGCTCCCCATTCTTCGGAAACTCCGTGTGGCTCTTGATGCTCAGAGAGCATGTCAGCGCAGACCGAAGAGAGGCTACCACTGCGTGATCGTTGTCCACTGGTCGCCCGCCTTCCTGAAGTGTTGCTACCAAACGAACCGCCGCTTTTTTTAGAGTTCCTGATCCAATTTCGCCACGTTGCAGGCCAGTCGTGCTTTGTGGCTGCCGAACCTGTCTTGGCAATCCAGTAATCCCTGAACTTGTCTGCCTCTGCTCTGATGTCTGCATTGGTCAATCCTTCTTTTCTGGCAAAGTCCTCGTCAGCAAGTGACGGCTCCCAATCGGTGTCGAGCCGTTTTCCTCGTTTGGATTGTGTCTTATCGGGAGGATCATTATTTTTTTTGGAAACTAATTTATTAGTTTCTTTTTTACTCTGGCTTCTGGCTTCTGGCTTCTGGGTCTTATCCTCACCCTTATCCGACAATTCTTTAAAACCCTTAACCGACGGAGAATTTTTTCTTTGTTTTGAAAGAGTTGGATTACCTCCGTTCTTTCCATTTTTCCGAGCAGTACGGGCTTTCTTTACGTCACGGGTAATACGTCGAGAGTAGATACGGCCTTTGCGATCGAGGCTGTAAACACCTGCATTTTCGAGTTCAATGAGTAGTTCATTAACATCTTCAATGAGGCATCCAGACAGCGATGCTAGGGCACGTTCATTCACGGGTATGCCATTGATTTCAAGAAAGCCCTCTGCGTCATGCATAATGCACAACATTTCAATCCACAGACCACGGGCAGAGAGTGAGCACATGCGTAACGCAGGATCGGCCCGCCAATCTGTAGGAAAGAATTTAAACCAAGGATTCTTCATGCGACACTCCTCTTTGCCCGAATATCTAGTGCCATGGAATAAGCGCCTTTCCTTCGAGATTTTTAAGTGTGTCACGGTACAGGGAAGCCGCCTCGTACAGATTTCTAAGAGCTTCCTCGTTGTTGTTGCTGAATGCCTGTATGCTGGCCTCAGTCATCAAGCGTTCAGCCTTTGGGAATGTCGAACCAGCTTCACCCCAAGTCAGACTTAAAGGTGCCAGTCGCTTACTCTCGGCAAGTGTTGACCGGAATAAGTCCCGAAGTTCAGCGCGAATGTTGCTGTGCTTGGTGTCTCGTGAATCTCTCAGCTTATCAAGTGCTGCTCTGGCCCGTTCTTCTGTGCTGATCGTTGGCTTCTTGCGGGTGTGGGCGCGAACGGTGACGGGTTTGCTTTCCATGCCCTCAAGAACGTCCAGTACCCATTTACGGAAAGCTTTTGCCTTGGGCGTCCGCGCAAACATTGCAATCAGGTGTGCGCCTCTCGGGGAGAATAAACGATGCTGTGTTGGTGCGACTTGCCCCCTCACCTTCATTTTGAGGGTCTGGGACATTTCCTCGTTAAATTCATCAGAGTTACGCTGATAAACTTGAGATACTTTATCTGTTCGATCATACCCAAGAGCTTTGGCGAGGTCACTGGACGCAATCCATGGGCGACCATCGCGATCAATGATTGATAGCTCTGTGTTTTCGAATGTGATTTTAGATGGAATCGTGGCGTGTGCTTTAGGCATAATACTGCCTCCTTCGGATAAAATTTACCCGACCACTGCCAACGCCAATTAGCTGGTGACCGGACACACGGGATTGGCGTACTCCTCCGAAGGTAGGAGCGAACCCGAAGGTTCTCCCATGCGCCCAGCCATAAGAAGCAAAAAACACGCTCTCGTGGCGTGTTGGACGCCTTCGGTGTATGCGGTTCAAGCGAGACGCCAATCCCAAAACTTGAACAGCATCACTATAGGCGATTGCTTCTTTTTTTGTCAATAAGTGAGAAAGTTCTGGACTCTGGTAGAGTCTATTTAGAAAACTTCCCGCTAAGGGGGAGTAAGAAAAATGGTCGAATTTGTTATTACTGCCATATTTATTGGCTTCATTATTTACGTTCTCAATGATCTTTTTGGTGGTAAAGAAAGCAACTACAGCCCGAGAAGCAGCCGTGATGAGTATAATTACAAAGGCCAAGTAAGTAGCCCCAATACTATTGTTAGCCAAGGCATGGCACCTAGTAACGGCAAAGAGATTCTTAACAGTATCCCTATGCAAAGCATTGCTCGAGTTAGCGCAATTCCGGTAAGTGAAGATAGGAAAATTACCGAAAATCAGCGAAATGCAATTATTGAACTCAGAATAAGACCTGATAATCTCACGTTTAGCGATGCTCATGTAATATTGAATCTTAGAGCAGTTATAAGGATACTGATCGAAAGAGTTGAGAATAAACGGACCAACGCCTTGGGGTGGTATGAAGTCGATGCCGCAATCGCATTGTGCGCGCAGGTCGCAGTTACTGAACCGGCAATCCTTGATTATTGTAGCGACCCCAAAACAACGCAGGGTGTCAAAAGTGAGCGTCTCCCCTCTAGTGAAGCCAAGAAATCTCTTGAAGCGATTGCTGGAAGGTCTTACACGAACATTTCTAAATTGGCGGGGTATAATTAAACCCCCACCTGTAAAGGATTCCTTGACTACTGCGGTCATATCAATACAGCCCCGTCGTTAAGTCAGATAAACCAGAACCATCGGTGTCGCCTTCTGGCACATACGGATTGTCTGAGTTCTGCCATATGGGGGTTAATTTGCAATCGCCACAGATACGCATTCCAGACCATTCGCTCTTAAATGTCTTCTTACAGGACAGACATTCCCTGTTTTTTACAGATAACTCACTGAGAGGGCGAGAATGCTGGCTGGTCTTGCGACTGTAACGCTCAACCTCAACCACGTCAGCGGGATCAGCTTTAAGCACAACATAGCGAGAACGATGCGGACCAAGGCACTGGATAAGACCTTTCGCCACCAGCTCCTGTATATGCTTAGGGAAAGACGCAATATCAGCCATGCCGCTTTTATTCTTAAGCTCGGCATATGAAATCTCATGACCAGGGGCGTCAACGAGAGTAGCGAAAACTTTATAGGGCGTAGGTGTAAGTTGTGTCTCAGCCATACCTAAATCACCCCCGTCACAAGATCAGACACTCCGAACCCGTCACCATCACCTGATGGCGTGTATGGGCTGTCGTTTGTCCACGCCCGGCTTGTTTTGCACACCTTGCAAATCCGCTCACCAGGCCATTTGCTTGTGAATGACTTTTTGCACTTTAGACATCCCCGCTTCTTCTCCTGTCCTGCATATCTGTCATCGCGAGGTTTTCCGTATGCAGAGGCCCGTTTAATGGACTTCTGCGATATCTCTATGTCCAGATCTTTAGGCCGCATCGCCACATGGATGGTCTTGCTGCAATGTGGCCCTGTTGTGGTTACAAGGCCCTTTTTGCGTAGCTCTGTCAGATACCCAGTAAAGCCAGCTTTCTCGATGCCCGTTAAGTCTCTCAGGGTCTGATAATTCATTGAGCCTTGGCTGTGCTTATTCAGCAGACCGTAGATTTTATTGGCGTTAAGGGTGAGCATGATTTTCTCAGTCATTCGGCTGCTCTCACTTCTGGGAATTTCTCAAGCTGATTCCCCCACGCATCCCAGCCAGCACGACGTTGCCGCGCGAACAGTTCAATAAACGGGCCCGTATAGAGGTTTTCGATTAGCTCGTAGGTGCAATCAGGCTTGCGGCTGTGCTCTCGTACCTGCGCCTCGATTACGTTACGTGTGGAGCGATTAAGGGCTTTGGGCTTTCCTTTGGTAGCCACCAGAAGAAGCTCGGCAGCGGATCGGAATATGTAGCCAGTTCCAAAAGCCGTTTTTCCGTGTTTGGTTTTCTTATGCCAGACACCGCCAGTTTTGTATGTGAAGCCATACGCTCCGATTAGCTCAAGGGCCTGATGGATCATTGGAAATGTAGCCCACATAAAGAGGACACAATCTTTCTCAGCGATATCCGATACTGGTAGAGCTTTAAGATCATTCAATGACATGCAGTCATAATGGGACTGCGGCGACTTCTTGAGGCCCTTGTTTGAATAAGCCTTAAAACTCCAAGCAGGATCAGCGTAAATCACTGAGTATTTTTTAGTTGGGAATGTCATAGAAAATACCACTCTCCAACTACAATTCCGATAGAGCTTATGGCGCTCACAAAGAGCAACAAAATCAATAAGGAAACCAGCAATTCTTTATAGGTCATTCACCCGCCCCTCTTCTCTTCTGATTTTCTAAAATCACTCAACTGATCCAAGCATTCAGCAAGTGGCGCTATCTGCTTTCGGGGCATTTGCTGATCCTTACAAAGAAAGCGAAGCGACTGAGTGATAGAGGCAGGCAAGCCGCGCAGGTAGCGATGATAAAGCGAACGCAGTTCAGCCTCTTCGTCACTCATTTCTGCGCCGTAGCCTTTGGCATGATTGGAGAAAGGTTCGTAACGGGCAGCGTCTTTAGGGTGGTAGAGAAATTCGTACAGCTCCATCAACCAAAGAGCATCATCCCTACGCCGTTCTGCGCGACGATCCCTGCTATCTTTAAGCCCGAGAACGCCTCGATCATAAAGTGTTTCGACTAGGTTTGACTCTGTTTGCAAAGCTTGATCACTCATACTCACCCCCTCTTCTCTCGTCGTAATGCGTTTCCGTCTTCAACCGTTCCGCTGTCGCCAACCTGAATTGGTGCGCTGCTTTCCGCTTTTTCTCGGACGTTCCCACAAGCTGAATTCGTCGATACTTCGCTTGCTCGTCTAACCATTCTTCCTTCGTCATTTCTGCCTCCGGTCTGGTCTCTATAGAACTGCTGCCAGTCGTTACGTTTTTTCATTCCGTGGACCCCGGTATGCAGGTCGCTAAAAATGCAAGAACCGCATGGCTCGTCACCATCAGATTGTTACCGTCGAAGATGCCGGCAATTACAAAAATGACTGCGATAGTTTCCATCATTCCAAAGAGAAACATTTTATTCACGCCGCCCTCCCATATCCTGTAATCCAGATAATCGTGTCTTCGCGGTCCTCATACTCGATATCGACACCGCGCATTTTCCGGTCATCGTCAGTTGCGCCGATGGAAACAAGCACGTCAGAAATCGGCTTGATGAGGTTATCTACATCTGCTTTGGTTACGTGTTGATTGACCCTGATAATGAGCTTGTACGGACCTTCGATTTTATGCTTTAACTGGCCCTTGAACTCGTACTGCAAGGCCATGATCCAAGCCTTGTATTCAGCAGTTTTAACCCTGCCTCTGCCCTTCACGTTTTTATAAGCATTGTTCAGGCTTATCGGTTTGGCTTGGGTTGTGTATGTGGCTTGGGCGGGCATCACGCAGCCTCCGCATCAAGGATTGCGTAACCGATTAGTTCGGGGATTTGAGGAACTACTGCGTTTCCGCATCCCTCAAGTCGCTCCACCCAATTGGGAATCCCATCACGACTTCCGCAAAACAGGGGTTCAGGTAAATCGGGTCTTCCTCGCAACTCCTCAGCCCTTCGGACATTTTGGCACCACGAAAATGATCCCCCCCCCCCCGATAACGATCGCGACTGGCTCCCTTGAATTCGTTCTTTGAGATTGTCGGTAAAAAAACCCGTTTGACCGCTGCCGGAAATCCGTTCCTGGGTTCTTCTATGTTGAAGTTCCCCCGCTTGTGAGCATCGTTTGCTCTTGGGGTAGGTAATAATCCAAGCCCGATCTCTCCTGTGAGGGGCACCAACGGCGGCAGCCGGTATGCAATGCCATTCCGCATCATACCCGATCGAGGCCAAGTCTCCGAGTACACGCCCAAACCATCCGCCTCGTTGTTCGCTAGGGCCACTAAGCAGGTTTGCGACGTTCTCCACGATTGCGTATTTGGGTCTAACATCGCCAATAACTCGGCAGAGTTCGAGCCATAGACCGGATCGTTCGGCTTCAATGCCGGCTTGATTGCCTGCAAGGCTGAGATCTTGGCAGGGGAACCCGCCTGTGATGACATCAACGGTAATTCCATCGGCAATAAGCTGCTTTGCTGTGACATTACGAACGTCCCTATAGATCGGCACATTAGGCCAGTGTTTCGCCAAAACCTTGCGGGGGTAATCTTCAATCTCGCAGAACGCGACAGTTTCAAAGCCGCCGGTTCGTTCAAGGCCAAGAGAAAAGCCGCCTATGCCTGAGAAGAGGTCGAGAACTTTGAGCATCACACCATCCCCAAAGCATGCTTATACACATCAATAAGCTCTTCTAACTCCATACGGTCCTGCTGTTCCAGCTTCCGAATCGACACAATTTTGCGCATGATCTTGGTGTTGAAACCAAGGGCCTTACTTTCCGCATAGACTTCTTTGATATCGTCTGCGATGCCTTTTTTCTCGCTTTCTAAGCGCTCAATTCTTTCTACAAACCCCCGTAACCTATCAGCCGTAACGCCATTAATCTCACCGCCTGTAACAGATGGAGTTAAGGTTGTTTCTGGGCGTACTTCCGCTTCAGTAAAAGCTTCTTGCTGATCTTCGTGATGATATGTAGTTGATACATCCATGGCCTTATCCTTAGCTCGCATGTGTCCAAATTTTGTTTTTATTGATTAGGTGGATTGTTGACTTATGAACGCCCCAAGCATTCGCGATCACTCCACACGGAACGTGCTGTGAAAGCAGTGTTCTTATTCTTGGGATATCAGCTTCTTTTAATTTGGCCCCAAATACATGGGAGCCTTTAATGTCTGTGCCGTGTAACTTTCTATCCGCTTGGTTTTCTTCTGGGGTCGCCCACCGGATATTTTTTGCGGCATTATTAGTTTTTACGCCGTCATTATGGGCAGCTTGATGCCGCTTAGATGGTCGCTGACCGTTAAAAGCGTTACTTACGAGAACATGTATCCGTTTAGTAAAAGACCTATTGTCTCTTCTTAGGGTCACTAGCAAATATCCATGGATCATCCCAGGTTTCAAAATTCTTCCTGTATTGACCCTGCGCACATTCCCCCTGCTGCTGACTTGGTAGTTTGGGAAACCTGCTATTTCTTTCCATACTTCCATTTTCGTTACCTAAAAAGCTGCCGGGGCGAACACCCTTCCCCGGCATAGTCAACAGGGAGGCTGCCGTTGTTTTCGGGGGTGAGCCACAACGGCAAAAGGCTGGGGAAACTACTCGGCTGCGGATTTAACGCGCCTTTGTTCTCTCATTCGGCTGATATTGTCGTGAACACGACCAGCAGCGATCATGAGCGTCTCGGCACCCTTGATCAGGTCATCCAGTTCGTAATTGTCGTAATGATTGTCATCCGCGTATTCACAGGCTTTACCGCAAAGCTCACCCAGCTTACCGTTCAAGGCCGCAAACATCCGGATAGGGTCTGTTTCTTCTGGCCCCGTGACATGACCACCTGACAACTCAGCAATCAAACCAGACAACAACGGCTCACCAGCAACACGCTCTAAATCAGCAATCACATCGGCTGGCATAAACTGCTCATGATGGACACTCAGATAATTGCTGATTGAGGTCTCATTGACCCGCGTCAGGCTTGCAGCTTCTTTGCCGCCACCAACAGCTTCAACAAGCCGCTTCGTTCTGGCGTTGATCTTCAAGTAATCGGCTCTTGGTAATTGTCGCATGAATTCAACCACTTCTTATTCAGGTGACAGGCTTGAGAAAAAACGTGCACTCTGCACAGCATCAGGACACACAGCGGAGTACCAATCATGAGAAACGACGCCAACTGCATCAGGCCCACGCTCGACACCATCAGTGCGGCTATGTTCAGGCTGCAAGACCTGCAAGCGCAGTCCAGAGACATTGCTGATTTCGCTACAGCCAGACAGGCCGAGCTTGCTATCAGTCAACTGTCCAGCATTGAGAGCGGGCTTATGCGTCATGCGGCTGGGCTTCCTGGGTTCTTTGGGGTGTCGTAGAAATCATTGGGCTGGAATCGCTCAGGATGGCGAAAGCACAATTGAGCGACAGACCTATAACCCAAGGTGGATATGCAGCTTGCTTTACTCAGGCCGAGATAGGAGCGTAATTCGTCTTTATCTGTCCCAAGCTCGGCTAACTTTTTCTTATTTAAGTCGACGTAAAATTTGTTTTCAGGCTCTTTTGGGATGAGGCTATTTCTCACACCCGATCTGGCATCTTCTGCAAACTCAAGGAGCTTCTTGCTTGGCTTAAACCATTCAGAATGAAGGCGATCTTTAGCGAAAAACTCATGAAGCCAATATTCGACATACTCACCACCATCAATAGAGCCTATCAATTCAAGCTCAATGGGGGACATGTTCATTAGGCTGTTGAGGCGATTATCCAGTGCCTTCGTGCGTCCTATACGTATTGGGCCGCCGTTAACCGGAGAGATAAAGTAGACATGACTCATTGGGGCGCATTCCCCGAGCTGTTCGTACTCTCGAGAACAGTTGCAAATTTCTTTAAAGTCGAGCCACTAAATTGCGTTTCTCCAGCTTTGGCCCTTGTAAATGTGGAGCGTGCAACTTTTGCTTCCTTACAAAGAGCATTCACAGACATGCCTTTACTGGCGGCTATTTGTTCAATTTCTAAGGGGCTATAAATATGCATGATCATCCTCAATCTGATTTAATAAATCATATGAGCAATAATGCGCATATTGCAAGCTATTTTTTGCGCAGTTCTAAAATAACAAAAAATGCGCATACTAATCACATGAGTGATTTAGTTGAAAAACAAAAGAATTATGTCCGCCAAGTCATGGGTGACAAAGGCTGGTCTGGCTACAAGCTAGCCAATGAGAGCGGTGTGGCTATTTCCACGATCAACCGCTTTATAAACTCCGACGATCCATCCCACGCTCTAAGTTCAAAAACTTTAAGCAAAATAGAGAACGCAAGCGGAGTTCCCTTTCATCCGGGCTCTGCTTTGCCAGACCCAGACACAAGAGAAATCGTTCAGTCAATAGCTCTGTGGCTCGCTGAACGACCTGGAGTTGTCAACGCTAAGCCAGAAGACTTTGCGGAAGCTTTTGTGTCTCTCTATGATTATTATCTCGAGCAATCTTCTTCTGAGGCCGGAGAGAATACACAGGATATGGGTGCTGTTGTCGATTTCGTGGCGAAGAAGTTAGCTGTAAACGGCTGAGCTGCCGACTTAGACGGGTCATCAATACATCTGTATCATTGCAGACATAACCGATTTCAGGCACTCCATGCCCAGCTATTATACGATCACGCCTTATGAATTCTTGAAAGCCTATTTGTCCGTACCATATTCTGGCTTGATTTTCTTTAAAGGCCCATATGATCAAGCTTTCATACCCCTCACCCAAAAGGAACTTACCCATCTCGACAATGACCAATGGGCCAATGACACCTCCTCGGTATTCCGGAAGCGTATATGCGGCATGGAGTTCGCCAGAATGCTTGGGCGCATCCTGATCATCACATGGCTTGCAGCAGCAAAAGCCAACAGTCTTCCAGCCAGCCTTAATTATATATAAATTTTCACCTTCAGGCTTGTCAGCGAACCACTTTTCCCATTGGGCCTCTCTATACTTCGCATCCCGATTATCAAGGACTTCGCTTGGCATAAAGTGGTAGGTTTCTCTCCAGCAGTATTCATGTATCTCTGCGATTCTCAGCACATCAGATGGAACGGCTTGTCGTATACTTATCATGTTTTTTGTCTCCTTTTTTTAAACGAAAAGAAGAAATTTACACGCATACGTATGCGAAAGTGTATGTAATTATTTTTTTAGTTGAAATTTTTCCTATTATTACTCAACATGGTTAAATTCAAACAATTATATGCTCGCAAATGTCACATCCTAAAGTGCTCTCAACACTGGATAAACTCGTCAGGCCAGAGAAGGGAGATAATCTAAAGGCAATAAAATCAGCCATGAGGCCATTCGCACTCATAGGCTGCTTAGCTATATCCTTTATTCTAGGATTAAGCGTCCATAAGTATTTTTTCCTCAAGACGCTTCAAACGTCGGACCTAGAGCGGTTAACAGTAGTTGTAGCAGAAAATACAGGACAAATAGCGACCCGTGTTTGGGATGAGGCTGAAAAAAACGCGGGCAAAAAAATTAAAGACCTCACGCCATCAGAAAAAGTTGACGCAGCCGCATTTTTGCTTAGAAAAATAAAAAAAGAACCGAAGACAGATAGCCTACCCGTTTGGTAGAATAGCCGAGCTGGTAACAAATACATCGTATCCGCTTACCTTATGCCAAAATGTAATGGCGGGGTAACTCCCCAGCTTGGAAGCAAAGCTACCCTCATGTTTAGTTTTATCTATTCCATCATAAAGGATACTTAGCACTTCTGTGTCCGGTGGATTTGCTACCAGTAAGTTCCCGTCACCGTCAAAAATCGTAATAACGCACAATGAACAAGCTCGTATTCCATCTAACCAGCTCTGAGGTGTTGTGACGGCAACAGCAACCCCCTTGGATTGCCTCAAAGGTGTAGTTATTCTTTTTGATATAGGAATAAAGGGAACTCCAGATTGCTTGCCATGTATCGGCTTGGATATCGTCACCTCATCAGTATAGATTGTTCTTGAAAAATAAGACCTCGACGAAAGGTTCAGTCGTTCAAAGCTCTTTCTGGTGCTGTCCCACTTGAGGAATCCAGATTCATCTATAACAAGGATGGCTCTGACCTCATCTAGTATTGAGGCGTATTGGTTTAAGGCACTATGCATGACGTCACCAGTGTATCTCTCTGACGATACTTCATCAGAAACTTTATCCAGTAACAAAGCCGTTGCACCCAACATACCTTCAAGATGGTGCGCGATCATGGTGGATTGAGATTTTAGCTTTTCACTACCGTCCTGGGACAAAGCATAATTTGGCATCATGGTAATCAATATCATGCAAGCAAAGCGATACATTGAATAATCCTCCCCCTTAAAGAGGTTATGTTAAAGCCCTGCCCAGATCAATATAAGTGAAAAAAGCGTGAAACAAACTCCAGCCGTTAAAGCTGGAGCCTGCATACAATCAAGAAGAGCGCACAAGACGCGCACAATTATTTTTACCTTGAAACCATTAATAAACCTTGAGTAAAGCACATCAAAACAACTGATGCGCATATTTGCGCATATTTATTATTGACATTGTGCGCATTTATGCTCATATTACATCTATCACAACAGATAGAGGCCAGTCAGATGAGTATTCAGGAAGCACTCGGTAAAGCACTTAACCAAGCATCAGAGCTTGGTGCTAAATCAGCAGCTAACAAAATCGCTCAAAATCAGGCTGGTTTTTGCCCAAAGGCTGAGGCGATCATCATGAACAACGGTCCGCTTGTTGGTCAGAATGAGGCTTTCAACCTATCAGCTTCTAAATTCAAACGCCTATCAGCAGAGCTTATTATAGGCGTCCGTCGCAATCGTGAAGCTTGTAAACAAATGGGCCGCAATCATCGTGGGGCTGATGCTCGTATCCTTGCTAAGGCTGCGCGTCTTCGTGACATGGCCTTTAAGCTCACCACCGTGGAAAGCCGCAAAGAGCGTTCAGGCATTTCCAACTGGTACGACGGCCTTGTTATGGAGCAAGCCTATAAGGTGGCGGCAGAATAATGACCCGCCCAAAGCTCGTTGAAGTTCTCAGCGTTGCCGCTGTCACCTTCATCATCACCCTGGCGGCATTCGGCATAGCGAGAACAGCACCAGAGCCGCCTCACCTCCCCACCCCCACAGATATACACGGAGTAATTGGTTATGAGTGAAGTTAAGCACACGACGGGACCTTGGATAGTCATCCCTCACTGGAATAATAGCTGCGATGATCGTCTAGAAATTAAGCCCGTTTTCGATGGCCCACCAGTTCACGGCGAATGGGCGTCCTTAGCAGAAATTCACAATTATGAAGATCAGGTCGTAGCCAACGCCCGCCTCATAGCCGCTGCGCCTGAGCTTCTTGAGGCGCTAAAAGCCCTCACACCACCTGAGTTAAATAGCTCCGATTGGTGGTGCCCAGAATGCAAGGATTACACCGACGCCACATTTAGCGAATGCTGCACTCATTGCGGAACATCGCTAACAGACTGCCAACCTTCTGAGGAATGGCACACGAAGGCATTAGCTGCCATCCGCAAAGCAGAGGGCGCGACCAATGACTAACTCCTTCAACGACATCGCCCTGCTCAACGAACACATCAAAGAGTATCAGGAGAAGGACTCTGACTCCTCGTACCTGTTCCTCAAGGAAGTGGCAAAACGCAGCCCGTTCCCAATGACGAAGAACAGAGCGCGGAAAGTGCTAGAAGAGCGCGGGGTGCGGGTGTGAGTAATATTGTAACAACTTTTAACTTAAGCAGAAAAGAGAATGATTATGGATATTAAAAACAAATCAATGGCCGTCTTTGTAATGAATGAAGATGTTCGTGGAATCATGGCTATTTATGATGATGAAACTCACGAGACGCCCACCTTCTACAAAACCTTCGACCAAGACCTACAGGTAGGTGATCTTATCGTGGTCCCGGCTTCCACCAGACTTGGTTTTACAACGAACAAAGTAACCGAAGTTGATGTTGAGCCAGATATCAACCGCCACAATGAAGTTAAGTGGGTTGCTGGAAGTATTAAGCTAGAAAATTATCAAAGTTATGTTGAGCAAGAGAATCAAATGATTGCTCAAATTAACAAACTTGAAAAACGAAAAGCCCGTGAAGCAGTCAAGGAAGAGCTTGAAAAATCCCTTGGTGAAGATTTGAAGGGCGTGACGCTTATCGAGGCTTCCTGACCAATAGCATTTTACTCTGTCCCTACGCTGCCTTGTTCAGGGGAGGAGTAGCTAAAGGTCACATTCGTGACCTTACGATCAAAATACTTTTTGATCGTAAAACAGGAGAAGGTGAGCGTCTAAATCAAGATTTAGCGGCAAAAGATTAAATGTTCACCAACTTCCTAAGCGCCTTAATCCTTCGCTACCAAGATCAGGGAAGAGGCTCCCCGAAGTTCGCAAGGGCTTCACTTCGCGTCCGAATTTCCGGCCTTCGGGCCTACAATTCGAGACGATCAAAAGGATACCGACGGTCATTAATTCAGAGATCCGTAGCAAAATGATTAATTACCGTCGAATTCCAAAATGGCATGACCCTTCGCTGCTTTATCCAGGGGAGTGCCCCCAAATAGATCTCCATTCGTCGTTCTATTTGGGTTTTTAAAAGTAAAGAGTAAATCGCTGGGGACGGCGGGTGTCAAACGAGGTTTAGCAGCAAAAGGAAAATACCCGCCAGTTTCCATAAGGAGCCGTCAATTGTTGAAACAAATTATAGAAGAAGCCAGAGCAGAAATAAGAGGCGATTTTGACGCTCCATTATACCGCAAAAAAAACAAACCACGCTGCCCACGATGTAGCAGTTATTTAACTATTTCACGAACAAACGATGAGCGCAGATTAGAGTGTCCGCGACACGGGTTCGTAAGGAAAATTAAGCCGAATTACTAAGGGTATCAATTAAATGATTATCGACTTCAACATGCCAGAGAGCGAGTATCACGCATACCCTGCCCTGTCCGTATCAGGCGTTAAGGATCTTCTCGTGTCTCCTTTGGATTTCTGGGTGCGTTCTTGGATGAACCCAGAGAAGGAAGACAAAGACACCGACGCAAAGAAGTTAGGCAGGGCCTATCACAAACGGGTTTTGGAAGGCGTTGAGGCATTTCAGGAAGTTTATGCGATCAAGCCTAACAAAGCTGACCACGAAGATGCTCTTGTTACATGTGAAGACATGCGCGATTGGCTCAATGCAAGGAAGCTACCTCATTCTGGCAGCAAAGCCGAAATAACAAAGCGTGTTCTGCAAGCAGATTGTAACGCACCTATTTGGGATTTGATCGTTGCAGAGAAAACCGAAGGTAAAGAAATCATTTCAAGCGACAAGGCTGAAAGCATTGAACTTGCCGCAAGGGCCATTGAAGCACAGCCAGGTATCGGGGAATCATTCAAAGATGGTCGAGCAGAAGTATCGTTATTTTGGGAAGAAGACGGGACGCCTATGAAATCTCGTCTGGATTACTTGAAATCAGCGGCGATTGTCGATCTTAAAACCTTCTCAAATTCACTGCGAAAGCCTGTTGATGTGGCTGTTTCGCAAGCCGTTGCAAACAACAAATACCACATTCAGGGATACGCCTATCTTCGCGGATTAGAGAAAATAAAAAAGGGTCTAGTTACTGGATCAACAAAGGTTATCGGTGATGTTGACGAAGCCTTTCTTGAAGCAGTGGCAAATACAAAAAGGCATAGGTTCTTCTTTGTATTCCAACAAGCCGACGGTGTTCCTAACGTCCTTGCCAGAGAGTTCAGGGAATTTGAGACCTATGGCGGCTTAGGAATGACGCCAAATGCCTATTACACAGCAGGGGAAAATGGTTTTCATACGGGATTAGCTCTTTATCGGCAGTGCATGGAATTTTTTGGAAAGCACAAGCCTTGGCACCCCATGACAAAACCCCGCCCCTTTGTAGATACCGACTTCCCTATGTGGATGTTTGATTAAAGGAGACAATTATGCATTTCGATGACAACCAACCAATATTCGAGTTTAAAAAGGCCGAACGCAAAAATATTCCTGCACTGATTGCTCTATGGGGGCCAAGTGGTTCCGGTAAGACGTTTACCGCCCTCCAAATAGCAAGGGGCCTTGTTGGTCCAGAAGGAAATATCGGCCTTATCGACACTGAAAACAGACGTGCAGAGTTTTACTCTGACCTTGTTGGCGGTTGGGACCATTTGGACTTACAGCCCCCCTTTACTCCTGCACGTTACGTTCAAGCGATGCAAGCTTCTGAAAATTCAGGAAAGCACCACTGTGTAATCATTGATTCAATGTCTCACATTTGGGCGGGTGAAGGTGGCGTGTTGCAGATGGCAAACGCCAGTAACAGCAAAGGTCTTAACAAATGGGCTGGCCCAAAGACAGAACACATGAAGGCCGTAAACTACCTTTTACGTTCGCATTGCCATGTCATTATCTGCTTGAGAGCGAAGAACCTAAATAAACAGGTTGGCAAAGGTAAAGACGCCAAGATCGTCAACATGGGTTTGACGCCAGTATGTGGTGACAACCTGATTTACGAAATGACTGTCTCTGCTCTCCTTGGAAGCGATCACAAGCCAGTATTTTTGGATCAAAATACACCGTTCAACGTAGATCCGATGGTGCCAACTATTAAAGCACCAGAAGGCTTAAAGGACGTGATTGTTAAAGATGAATACCTTGGCATTCAAACGGGTGAGGCAATCAGAAGCTGGATTGATGGTGGTGTGGCCCACAGCCTTGAAGACGACAAGCTTATGAATGCCACTCGGGATCTTGCCTCATTGGGGATCGCCTCACTAGAGCGCCACTGGGAAACCCTCAATAACGGTCAGAAGAAGGTATTGCTCCCGGTTATGCCTGAAATGAAAGCCATCGCAACCGAAGCTGATAAGCACAGCCAAACGGAAGACGACATTCCCTTCGAAAGTGAAAATGACAATCCCTTGGCACACAAGAGTGAGACAGCAGCATGAGTGATAAGTTTGTAACGCCAGCCGATTTACCGACGGAATACGAGCGAGAGCTATTGATTATTCTAATGGAAGAGTGCAACGAAATCTCGCAACGGGCATCTAAAATCCTTCGGTTTGGAGCTTTGGAGGTACAGCCGGGGCAGCCACTGGATAATGTTGAACGCATGAGTCGAGAGTTAGGCGATTTGATGTGCGTATGGGGCCTTTTATTTGAACAAGACCTAATCTGCCCAAGACAGGTTGCGCTAGGCAAAGAGAATAAAGCCAAACAACTGTTCAAGTACATGCAGACAAGCAAACCAGTTAAGGAAACGGCATGACCCACAGCACCCCACTACAAGCCGCCCTAGCCGCTGTCGAGCGACTACCGCTCACACCAGAGCAGGTCGAGAAGTTGAGCAAGGAATGGAGGGTTAGGTGATGGGTTGTGATATCCACATTGTTGTTGAAATGAAGAGAGAAAAAGACACCAAATGGACCGGTGTTGTAGCTACAGATTTCCTAAAGAGCGAACCCGCTATCTCCTGCAGAGATTACGATTTCTTTGCAGAAGTGGCTAATGTTCGTGGCAGCACCAGCAGTGGCAATTACCCAAAAGACCTGCCAGAAGACATAAGCGATCTGGCTTGGAAAATGTACATGAGAAGCCCGACGGACCATCACAGCGCCTCATATATGGACCTGAAAGAGTTTTGTTTAGTTCACCACAAGATCAACCCGAACTTATCCCGTGAAGATTTCTGCGTATCAGATTTAGCCGGATATTTTTACGACTATGAAGACACAGAATATAGAGCCGTATTCTGGTTCGATAATTGAGGAAGGACCAGATCATGAGTGAGCTAAAACCGTGTCCTAATCCTGAGTGTGGACATAAATCAGATATTCCTGAGATATCAACTGACATAGGTTTCGGTCGTGAACCTCATGTTTGGTGCATGTGTGGCGTAAGGGGTCCTCAAGCAGGAACAGGACAAGAAGCTATTAAGGCATGGAACTCACTACCCCGCACCAGCCCCGAGGTTGATCCTCGAAAGGTAGATCCCGATATTCTTGGTTTGGTTCATAATCTTAAAGAGTTAGTAGGCGAAATAGACCATGAGGTAGCACCCGGTCCTTGCAAGACGATAAACGCAGGGATTGAGGTAATTAAAGCTCTTTATGAAAAGTGTGACCATGCAATAGACATCATCCAAAGCCAGCAGGCGGAGATTGAGCGGTTGAAGTTCGAAAATCGAGACCTCCAAAGCACTGTCGATGCCATGAGGGTTGACCGAATATTGCACAATAAGCCTGTACAAGTCGTAAAGCTCCAAGCCCGCAATAAAGAGCTTGAGGGGGCTTTAGATGCGATCGCGCACCCAATAAAATACATTCAAGCCGAGGCAAGAAGGCAGGGATGCACCATAAACGGACAAGGCGCTTTGGGTTTGTCGAACGATGCTTCCTACTTAAAAAGCATTGCCAAGCAAGCCCTCGCCGGGGCAGAGGAAGTTAGCGCAGACGTGCCACCAAAGACGGAGGGCGATAGATGGGAAACGTAATAATCCAACCTCGATACCTTAAGCGAAGCACTGCACAAGTTTATATGAACTGCTCAAGCGCATGCTTAGACAGGTTGATAAAGGACAGCTATCTAACTCTTAAATTCATACCAACTGATAGCAAACCTCGGATTGATCGGGAAGAAATTGACAAGCTGATGGATGGCATGGACATAGAAGAACTAAGCAGGCTAAGTGCTGATGATATGGTTGATGCTTTTGTGAGTGGAAATGAAAGTTAATCTAAAACACGTCCATGCCGTGAAGAAAAAGCAAGCTAACGGCAAATACAGGACGTACTATTACCACAGATACACCCGCAAAAGATTGCCCGATGATCCAAATTCAATCGAGTTTATGGCTGCTCTAGAGGATCAATCCAGAAATGGTCGAGCAAAAGAAGGGACGCTTGGGCAACTTATTGAAGAGTATAAAGCCAGCCCCGAATTCAAGCATCGAGCTAATAGCACCCGCACGAGCTATAGGATTCAGATGGACAAACTAGTGGCGCTGTCTGACCTTCCGATTGCAGGACTAACTAGAGCGCACTGTAAAAAGATCCAGGCTAAATATTCAGACACTCCAGCCACAGCAAATATGATTGTCGCTGTTATAAATATTCTGATGAAATTTGCCATTGATATGGAATACAGAAAAGACAACCCCGCTGCTGGCATTAAGTCATACAAGACGGGAGAATATCGACCATGGTCAATGGATGAATACCAAAGCTTCACTGTTAGCGCTTCCGATGTATTGAGCCTGAGCGTCACCATAGGGTTGTACACGGGGCAACGGCTTTCAGACTGCCTTAAAATGAAATGGAGTGACCTAAACAACGGTTATATTTTTGTGAAGCAAATGAAAACAGGGAAAGAGCTTGAAATTCCCTGCCACCCAATTTTAGAGGCCGTTCTAAACAAGTTTAAAGATGAAGACCGTACTGGCTTTATTGTTAATCGGGGCGAGGGCAAAAAATTTAGCAGAAGCCATTTTACCAATCTATTCGTAGCCCATCGAGAAAAGGTCAAGCTTCCAAAAGATCTACATTTTCACGGACTGAGAAAATCAGCGGCGGTGGCTCTGGCTGATGTGGGCTGTACTGAACGTCAAATAATGGCTATAACGGGACATAGCTCGTTCGAAATGGTTTCTCATTATGTGAAGAAATCAAACCAAAAGCGACAAGCGAAACAGGCTATAGACAAGCTGACCGCAGGATAA